GTAGACGTTTACATTCACGAAAGATAAACTTGACAAATTAAAAAATAATCTGTATAATCTACAGAGTTAATATGAAACGGAGTAAAGCAATGTATAAAACATTATCACTAACAATAATTGTTGCGTTAATTGTAAATGCTACAGTATTAAATTTTTATAACAACTATATTAAAGAACAGTTAAACAATCAAAACTCTTCTATAAACTACACAGACTCTATAATACAAGATATACAAAAAGATATCTCAGCTATTGAAACAAGAACTGCTCAAGCTATATCTAGTAATGAGTTGAGAAACGCTTACATATCTATTGAAGATAATAAAAGATTCTTTGAGTATGAAGTTAAGATGTCTAGAAAAAGCATCGAAGAATTTATCGGCAATCTTAATGCAGATATGGAACAAATAAACACTACAATCAATAGTGTAATTCAAAACGATTCAACTTTAAAAGAACAACTCCAGTATGTTTTACAGGAGATAGAGCTATTAAAAATAATAGAAGAACCTGTAGTTGCACCAATTCCTTTAGAAGATATACGAGGAAATGTAGAAGAGAAAAACACTACAATAGAATCTTATCCTAAAAAAGATTGTAGTTTTTCTTTAAATCCTGGAAAACAAAACAGCACTAAAGGAATACAAAGAGCAGTCGATAGATCTAAAAGAAAAGGAAATTATAATTTAACTGTTCACTTTGATATTAATACAAAGGGAAAAGCAATTATTTCTAGCGTTGTTTCCAATAAAGCACCTTCAAGATTAGAGAATGCTGTGAGTAGTTATGTATCTAATCTTCCTTTTATAATTAAAGATCAAGCACAAACTAAATGTGAAATGTCTTTTAATTTAAAAGTTATATAGGACTTGACACAGGAGTAATGAGGAGCGTATAATTTCCCCATGATGTCACAAATCTTTTTAATATTGTTTTACCTCTTTATCTCCTTATGTATCTTATCGAAACAATATTAACTGGTAACAGACTAGCTAGTGGTCTAGTGAAGAGAAACCACTCCTAATTTTTAACAGCCAACTAAAGAGGAAATGATTATGGCAATAGAAAGTGGACTAGCTTATTGGGCTAGTGTTAGAAATCCTAATCTCAAATACGAACCTGTCTACACAGTAGACTTAGTAGTTGATGAGGAGGTGGCAACTAAGTATGAAGGCAGAGGTTTTAAAGTCAAGACCTTAGTTGTTAATGATGAGGTTATTGGTAAGGCTTTAGTTATAAAGCGTAAAGTCAATGGCCCTAATGGTATGGTACGCAAGCCACCTAAACTTGTCGATGCTCAGAAAACTTTAATAGAAGATGATGTCCTCGTAGGTAACGGATCAGAAGTTAAAGTTCAGTTTAATGAGTGGGAAGTTGATAACAAGTATGGTAAGTTTAAAGGATTAGATTTTCAAGCTATGCAAGTTATTAAATTAGTATCTTATAAAGCAGGAGATGGCGATGAGTTTGAAGCTGTTACCTCTGATTCGGAGGATTTCTAATGACAGAAGAAAAACAAGCCTCTATCACCATTGATGGTGTACAGATAAATTCTGACGAGTTATCAGAAAATGCTAAACACATTATAATTAGATTACAAAGTTTACAAAACGATAGAAATATTTTAGCACAGCAAGTACAGGAAAAAGATATACTTATGTCTGCGTATCGCAATGAACTTATTCTAGATTATCAAAAAGATAAAACTATTGAAAACAATAAGGAGGAAGCTGACGAAGAAAAACAAGCAACAAAATCTAACAATTAACTAATATAAGCTAGGCATTTCTTAAAGGTTGTACGAACCGAAGATAGTTAAGAAGTGTCTAGCTTTTTTATAAGGAGATAAAATGTCAAACCCACCACTTAAATTTGTAAAAAAATATCAGCCTTGTCCTGACTGTGGTAGTAGTGACGCGCTTTCTATTAACGCAGATGGTTCTACCAAATGTTTTAGCTGTGAAGAGTTTGTTGCTAGGAAAAAAAATAAAGAAAACTTTATAGATCAGGACGAGATAACTATAATCAGAGAAGAATCAAATCAAGAAGGAGTATTCGCTCCTTTATCAGACAGGCAAATATCCTTAGAGACTGCTAAGAAATACGGAGTCAGAATATCTTATGATACTAAAGGAGTCATAGCCAAACACCATTACCCTTATTCTATCGACAGCGAAAGAACTTCTTACAAAGTTAGAAACACATCTAAAAAAGATTTCTATTGGAAAGGTTCTCCAAAAGAAGCACAACTGTTTGGGCAGAATCTTTTTAAAGAAGGAGGAAAGTACATTACAATAGTAGAAGGAGAGTGTGATGCTATGGCAGCCTATGAATTACTTGGTAGTAAATGGGCAGTTGTTTCGATAAAGAACGGAGCTAGTGGAGCAGTCGCTGATATAAAAGAAAACTTAGAATATGTAGAAAGTTTTGAGAACGTGGTTATTTGTTTCGATACAGACAAGCAAGGAAAAGAAGCATCACATAAAGTAGCAAGACTTTTAAAACCAGGTAAAGCTAAAATATATACCCTACCTACTGGTTACAAAGATCCCAACGATATGCTTAGAAAGAAAAAGCATCTTGAATTTACAAGCTGTTGGTGGGACGCTAAAGTTTACACACCTACAGGTATCATTCGAGTATCTGAAAAACAACATGAGTTTTTAAATAGAGATAAAAAAGATAGTGTTCCTTATCCGTGGAAAGGTCTAAATAAAAAGCTGTATGGTATGAGACAAGGAGAACTTGTAACTCTAACAGGCGGTACAGGTCTTGGTAAAAGCTCCATAACAAGAGAGCTAGAGCATTGGATTATAAATACTACAGAGGACAACGTAGGTATCATAGCTCTTGAGGAGGATTGGAAGAGAACAGTAGATGGTATCTTATCTATTGAAACTAACTCGCGTTTATATATTGACCATATTAGAGATGAACATTCTCAAGAATATCTTACAGAAAAATACAATAATTTGTTTGGTAACGACAACGTATTTATACACGCTCACTTTGGAACAAACGACATTGAAGCTATCTTTAATAAACTTAGATACCTTATAGTTGGTTGTGATTGTAAGTGGGTAATCGTAGATCATTTACATATGCTTGTCAGTTCTCTGGCAGAAGGAGATGAACGCAGAGCTATTGATAATATTATGACAAGACTCCGCAGTATGGTAGAAGAAACAGGAGCAGGTTTAATATTAGTATCTCACCTCCGTAGAGTAGAAGGAAACCGAGGACATGAGAACGGAGTTGAAGTAAACCTATCCCATCTTAGAGGTAGCCAAGCAATCGCACAACTATCCGACTGCGTCATCGCCTTGGAACGTAACCAACAATCTGACGATGAATTAGAATCCAGGACTACAAAACTTAGAGTATTGAAATCTAGATATACAGGAGATGTAGGAATGGCCACAGCTTTAGTATACGACCATAACACAGGTAGATTAGCAGAAGATTATAATGAGTTTCAGTTAAGGCTTGACGATAGCGAGGTGGACTTTTAATGAAATTAGTATTTGATATAGAAACAAATGGTTTGTTAAGAGAAACTGATTCAAGATATTATGATGAAGAACAAAACAAATGGTTAGATATTGTTATCCCTCAATTAACTACTACATGGTGTATCGTAGCTATTGATGAGAACAATAAACAATATATATTTAGACCAGATCAAATTAAAGAAGGAATAGATTTTTTAAAATCTGCTGACACTTTAATAGGACACAACATCATAGGGTTTGATATACCTGCTTTGGACATACTGTACGGTGTAAACCTATATAACTATTGTAAGGTAATAGATACGCTAGTATTGTCTAACTTACTTAACCCCAGTAGAGATAAAGGTCATGGATTAAAAGCGTGGGGAGATAAGTTTGGATTTCCAAAAGGAGATCACAACGATTTCAATAAGTTCTCAGAAGATATGTTGACATACTGTATAAGAGATACCGAAATAAATGTAAAAGTTTTAGAAGCTTTGCGTAAAGAAAGCGCAGGGTTTAGTAAAGAAAGTATTGACTTAGAACACGACACAAGAAAAATAATAAGTAAGCAAATAGAAAATGGTTTTGCTTTTGATTATAAAAAAGCCAGTATTCTTTTAGCTGAACTTACTCAACGGAAGGCAGAAGTGGAGGAGGAGGTTAAGAAAACATTTAAGCCTAGAGAAACTGAACATATCATCTTACTTAACCATAAAGAGAATCGCTTAAAAGATGGAAGCTATTCTAAAAGGATGGGGTACGATCACTTCAATAAAAAAAGAACCCAGTTATCAGAAGAAGAAAGAGATCTTGTTAAGTCAGGATGCGTTACTTCTTTTAAACGAATACAGATTACTGAGTTTAATCTAGGATCAAGAAAACAAATAGGTGAATACTTAATAGATTTTGGTTGGAAGCCTAATAGATTTACACCAACAGGACAACCTATTGTAGATGAGGCAACACTAGAAAAAGTTAAACACATACCAGAGGCTAAACTTATTGCAGAGTTTTTACTTCTTCAAAAACGTATAGCTCAAGTACAATCTTGGATAGATTCTGTAGCTAAAGAAGACGGAAGAATACATGGTAATGTTATTTCTAACGGAGCTATCACAGGAAGAATGACACATTATAATCCCAATACTGGTCAAATTCCTAGCACTAGGAAACCATATGGAAAAACTTGCAGAGAATGTTGGACTGTTGATAAAGGAAATGTCCTGCTAGGAATAGATGCCTCTGGTCTTGAGATAAGAATGTTAGCACACTACATGAAAGATAAGGAGTACACAAATGAAATCATTAACGGAGACATACACACCTCTAATCAAAAACTTGCTAGACTTGAATCAAGAGATAAGGCGAAGACATTCATCTATGCCCTCATGTACGGAGCAGGAGATGAAAAACTTGGAAGCGTGGTTGGAGGAACTAAAACAGATGGTAAAAGATCTAGACAATATTTCTTTGATAATCAACCATCATTTAAGTCTCTTAGAGATAGAGTTACGAGAGCGTCAACAAAAGGATATCTCAAAGGGCTAGATGGTCGTAAGATATTTATACGGAACCAACACGCTTCTTTAAACAGTTTACTACAAGGTGCAGGTGCTGTCGTAATGAAGAAAGCCCTGATACTTTTTGATAAGCATCTTAAAGAAGCAAGCCTTGAATATAAGTTTGTTGCTAACATTCACGATGAATGGCAGATGGAAGTACCTAAAGACAAAGCAGAATTAATTGGTGCTATGGGTGTTCGATCTATAATAGAAGCAGGAGAATCTTTTAACATGAACTGTCCTTTGGATGGTGAATACAACATAGGAGCTAACTGGAGTGAAACACACTAAATATTGTAATAAATGTAATAAAGATAAACCTTTATCAGAATATCAAAAATATATAAAACATGGAATAAATATAGGACAGTCTTATTGCAGGGATTGTAGAGCAACTTATAAAGCTCGTATAGAAAGCTACAAGAGAACTAATCCTAAAAATAATCCAAATAGAATGTTTGTTAATGGTAAATATATACCAAAAACACACCCTTTATACAAACCAGGAAACTATAAAACATTTGAAGGAGCAGCTTTTGCATCTCTATCAGGCTATGAAAAATCTACAGAAGGATATGTATACATTATATCTAATCCTTGTTGGGATAGTTGGGTAAAAGTTGGTATGGCAGTTGACGCAGAAGATAGATGTAATCAATATCAAACAGCTAGTCCACACAGAGATTATAACTTGTGCTATAATAAATATTTTAAAGATAGAAGAAGTGCAGAAAAATTAGCACATGAAAAATTAAAAAAGATTTCAACAAAACACAAAGGAGAATGGTTTAAAGTCTCTGTTAAAGAAGCTAAACAAATCATAAATAAAATATGAAGAAACTAGACACATTAGTAACAGACATATACAAGAAGATAGGTGTATTATCTCAAGGTAAAAAAATTAAAATAACTAACAAAGAGTTAGATGATTTTGGCGATGCTATGAAAGATGCTCTAAAGCATTGGGCTTCACCTCCTAAACGAGACAACTCTTTAACAAAAGGACTTCGTATGTCTAACATTGGAAGACCTGACAGACAACTATGGTATGATTTAAATTCTCCAAAGCAAAGAGAAACAGAATTACAGCCTAGTGTTTATATTAAATTTCTTTATGGCCACTTGTTAGAAGTGTTGATGTTGTTCTTTGTAAGACTTTCAGGACACACAGTTACTTCCGAACAAAAAGAAGTCAAAGTATCTGGCATATCAGGACACATGGATTGTGTTATTGATGGCGAAGTTGTAGACATAAAGACAGCTTCTGGGTTTTCTTTTAAGAAATTTAAAGACGGATCTTTAGCAGAAGACGATAGCTTTGGTTATCTTGCACAGCTTGCAGGATACGAAGAAGCAGAACAAACTTCTAACGGTGGCTTCCTTGTTTTAAATAAAGAGACAGGACAAATTACTTTGTATCGACCAGAAGAGTTAGACAAACCTAATATTAAAAACAGAATAAAAACTATTAAGCAAATAGTAAAAGCTAAGAAGCCTCCTAAGTTTTGTTTTAAACCAGTACCAGAAGGTAAGTCAGGCAACTTAAAATTAAGTAGACAATGTTTTTATTGTCCTCATAAGTTTGAATGTCATAAAGATTCTAATGATGGTAAAGGGCTTAGATCTTTCCAATATTCAAAAGGTATTACTTATTTAACCCATGTTGAGAAAGAGCCTAAAGTAGAGGAGATTTTAGCATGAGCGCAAGAAGATCTAAAAAAATAAGAAGACAAGCTAAACAATTGTTTATAGATTGGTTACGAACTATGACTCCAGATGGAGAAGAACCTGCAAAGATTAATAAAAATAATATACATTTGTTTTTACCAGAGCAAACACATTTTTATTCTAATCGACAATGCAGGTTAAGTGCGTTTACTTTAAAATGGTTTGAAAAGAAAATAAAAAGAAATCCTAATTTTAATTTAAAGGACTTAGATGCCTAAAAGATTTCCAAGAAAAGTAAGACCAAGAGAAAAGAACGTACCTAAAGGGTATGATAGTAAGTGGGAATATCTGTTGCATCAAGGTGTTCTTAAATCTTGGGATCATCATACAGATAAAATACCCTATGTTGTACAGCATAACTACGAACCAGATTTTATAAAAGATAAAGTAATTATTGAAGCAAAGGGTAGGTTCTGGGATCATGCAGAGTATAGTAAATATATCTGGATTAGAAAATCTTTACCTGATACAATGGAGCTTGTTTTTCTATTCCAGAAACCATACTCTCCAATGCCAGGAGCTAAGAAAAGAAAAGATGGAACAAAAAGAACGCACGCTGAATGGGCAGAAGCGAATAATTTTAAGTGGTACACAGAAGAAACTTTACCAGAGGAGTTTAAATAATGGTTGATTATAAATTCAACGAAGAAAATACAATAAAACAAATAAAAAGATATGTAGATAAAACATATGAGAAACACTACGCTAGTGGAAAATACCAAGCAACAGATATGATTATTGATGCAGGACATGGTGAGGGTTTTTGCATGGGTAATATTATAAAGTATGCTATGCGTTACGGTAAGAAACCTGATCCTGTTACTGGAGAGTATAGGAATCAAGGAGACTTATTAAAAATTATACACTACGCTATAATAGCTATACATTTATGGGTAGAGAATAAAACAAACTCAACAGAGGAAGAAGCCTCAGAGGAATACTTATCTGTTAAAAGAGAAATGTTTCCAAGAAACGAAGACGGAACAAGGAAAGGGTGGTACAAATGATGGGAAGATTATTATATATGATACCTTTCTTTGGTATGGTTACAGCATCTTACTTTGTATGGACTGCAGATATACGAGCCGCAGTAATAATGGCAGGTCTTGCACTAACACAAAGCTTAATATGTTTTATTTATCTTATACTACAAATCATAAATAGTGGTACAAACGGAACATTAGAAGTAGAGGTAGAGCTGTGGGATGCTCTTATGCCTGTTATATTTTTAACATTATCTGCATCTACATTTTTATTAATAACAACACAAATTGCCGAGGCTTTTGCACTATGAATACACAATTACCTACAAACTATCAACAGTTTATACATCTTAGTAGATATGCTAGATGGAATGAAGAACAACAAAGAAGAGAAACTTGGAACGAAACAGTATCGAGATACTTTGATTTCTTTGAAAAACATTTAGAAGAAAACCACAATTTAAATAAACCACAGTTTGATGAGACTAGAAAATA